TAGAGCTTGGGGACACGATCATTGCAACTAGATATGACAGTTGTTTAACAGGATACCCACTTTCTGATATTATAAATTTTAAGGAAGAGGTCTACGAAGAAATTAAAGACATTGAGGGGCAACTCATTGTCAAAGAATATCCTACCAAATCTGCGTCAACTAACACTATCAAATCCCACCTTACAAAACTGATCAAGAGAGGCATCAAGCCCGGACTTATTATCGTAGACTATGCCGACCTTCTAAGACCCGTCGTTGTGCGGAAAGAAAAGAGGGATGAGTTGGGATCGATTTATGAAGAACTCCGCGGCATATCAACTGAATTTTCTTGTCCCATTTGGACGGCCTCTCAAACAAACCGCTCCGGCTTGAATGCAGAAGTTATCACAATGGAGCAAATTTCAGAAGCTTTTAACAAGTGCTTCGTCGCCGACTTTATTTTCTCGGTGTCCCGTACAATAGAAGATAAGCAGAACAACCAAGGCAAAATGTTTATTGCAAAAAATAGAAACGGACCCGATGGCATGATCTATGATCTATTTATGGATCCCAGTACTGCCAAGATAAGAATAATGCCACAAACCAGCACCATTGGAGGAACTGCTCCGCTAAACCCGGTGGCACTCTCTGCCCCAATGCAGCGGAATCTTTTACAGAACAAGTATGATAAATTTAGAAAAAGGAAATAAAACATCATGAGAACAATTGAAAACATTCGCAGATTTAGGTTATCCGATACGTTTATTGAGAAGTACCGAGACGCAGAAGTCCCATGGGGACCGCTTGGTTATATAACATTCAAACGCACATACTCGCGACGCTTAAGCGAATTTGATCCAGAAGCAACTGGATCCGAAGAGTGGTGGCATACTTGCCGCCGAGTCGTGGAAGGAATGTTTAATATGCAGAAGCAGCATGTTTTCCAGCTTGGGCTAGAGTGGAACGACGGCAAAGCACAAAAAACCGCCAAGGAAGCATATGATAGGCTGTTTAATCTAAAATGGACACCGCCCGGTCGCGGATTGTGGATGATGGGCACTAAGTTTGTAGAAGAGCGAACTGCTGCAGGCTTGTTTAACTGTGCCTTTCGGTCTACACGTGACTTAGGCACAAAGGGAGGCTACCTCTTTGCGTGGATGATGGATGCGCTTATGGTAGGCGTTGGTGTTGGCTTTGACACAGAGGGTGCCGGCTCAATCAATATCCAAGAACCACAATATACTAACGACACTTTAGTTATTGATGACTCTCGAGAAGGGTGGGTAGATTCGGTTCACCTCCTCTTAGATGGATTCTTTTTTGGCGGAAGGGTACCTAAGTTTGACTATTCGGACATTCGTGCCCTCGGAGCAGAAATCAAAGGCTTCGGCGGAACATCTTCCGGACCCGCGCCGCTGCTTGAGCTTCATGAGAATTTAAAGGAACTATTTTCATCCAAGATAGGAGAACCTATTACGTCAGTCGATATCGTCGATACCGAGAATTTAATTGGTAGGTGTGTTGTATCGGGTAATGTTCGCCGTTCTGCCGCTTTAGCTATGGGATCCCATCACGATCGTCGTTATCTGGAGATGAAAAATGATCAAGAAAAACTTTATCATCATCGGTGGGGGTCCAACAATTCCTTTAACGCACAAGTTGGGATGGACTATACTTGGCACGCCGAACAGTCTCAAAAGAATGGCGAGCCAGGCTATATCTGGCTAAATAATGCACGTACCCGCGGAAGATTTAAGGATGGACCTCGATACGATGATATCAACGTAGCTGGATTTAATCCATGCGTAGAGCAGCAACTTGAAGACGCTGAATTATGCTGCCTGGTGGAGACTTATCCGGCAAAGCATGACGACATGGAAGATTATTTGCGCACGTTAAAGATTGCTTATCTCTACGGCAAAACAATTACGCTTTCGAATACGCACTGGCCAGAAACTAATGCTAAGATGTTAAAGAATCGCCGCATCGGGTTATCCCAATCGGGTGTCATTCAGGCTTTTAATAAGTTTGGTCGACGAGAGGTGTACGAAATGTGTGATAAAGCTTATGAGCACGTCAAGCAACTTGATGAGGAATACTCCAATTGGCTCTGCATTCCTAAATCTGTTAGAATGACATCGATTAAACCTTCCGGCACAGTGTCTCTTCTTAATGGTTCGACCCCGGGAATACATTATCCAGAAGATGAATATTATATTAGACGTATCAGATTCTCTAAAACTTCAAATTTACTTGACAAATTAAGCGCCGCAGGATATTATATAGAAGATGATGAATACTCTCCGAACACTTCTGTTGTGGAGTTTCCTGTCCACGAGCCATATTTCTCTAAGGGAAAGAAGGACGTCTCGATGTGGGAACAACTTGAAACTGCAGCCCAATACCAGTATTATTGGGCCGATAACTCAGTGTCTATTACAGTCACTTTTACGCCAGCGGAAGCGCCTCAAATTAAAACTGCACTTGAACTCTATGAAACGCGTCTTAAGGCGGTCTCGTTTTTGAGATATGAGGAAACTGGGTATAAGCAGGCTCCCTACGAGCCTATTAGCAAGGAAGAATACGAGAAAAGAATCTTGAACATCGAGCCAATCACTCGTATCGTTGATGATGCCGGCGGTACGGGAACGAAGTTCTGCACCAATGACACCTGCGCGATATAGGAGGAAAAGTGAATTTTAATCATTTAATGGAAGCTCGGTTTATAAAAAGAAAATGCAAAGCTACGAAAAACACATGCTATTACACCCCAGTCGGAAACATCAGGAGCACTCATGGAGACAATGTTCACATGACCATGGTATGCAAAAATTGCGGTATCCGAGAAGATGTTTTTTTAAGCAGAGAGGAGTATTTTACTCACCAAAAAATTATACAAAAGGAGATAGAGCATGTTTAACCCCGTAAATCGGTACATATCCATAAACCTACAGCCGGAGAGCGTACCCCCGGACTCACTAATTGTCTTACCTGACGACTACCAGCCCGAACCAGAAAGTTATATGGAAGTAGAAGTCATAAAGGCTGCAGAAGATGTGAGATTCGAGGTGTTAGCAGGCACGAAATTGGTCGTTGATCGCTCAATGATCGAAGAAATAAGCATTGGCGGAACTAATTACAATGTTATTTTAGACAATTACGTCGTAGGAATAGTAGAATAAGATGGGGACACTGCAGAATGGACAAACACTTTTACAACGAGGCATCCGCCAAAAAGCTTGGATGGGCGCCAAGCTGGTTCGGCGAAAAATATTTTGATGACAAGCTCGTAAGAGCGATAAAGAAGTGGCAGAAGGTACACGCGATAACAGCCGACGGTCTGTGTGGTCCCATGACTTTTCGGCGACTTTGGACTGAGAGACAGGCTGAGATAGATGATCACAAGCCGGTAGATTGTCACTACTCCAACTACATTGTCTACAACGGAGAATTCCACCCGATAGAGTGGGATAAATTCGTTCTTTGGTCAGAAAAGGGTGGTTTAGAGTCTAAACCCGGACACTATTATGACTATTCGGGTCGCCCCAAACGAAAGATTCGTTATTTTGTAAACCACTGGGATGTTTGTTTAAGCTCTACGTCTTGTCAAAACGTATTAGACAAGCGGGGTATATCGGTACACTTCCTCATTGATAATGATGGAACAATATATCAGACACTGGATATGCAACATGCCGCATGGCATGCCGGCTCGGCTAGAACCAATAGACCATCTGTGGGCGTTGAAATATCAAATGCATATTACCCGAAATATCAAGATCGATATGTTAAATCCGGATTTGATCCACGCCCTATAATAGAAGATGCATGGGTACACGGATCAAAGTTAGATCCATTCTTAGGGTTTTATCCAGCCCAGATCGAAGCAGTAAAGGCACTGTGGAAGGCAATAAACACAGCCACCGGAATACCTTACGAAGCTCCGGTTAATCAATTTGGAAAAACATCCACTAAGTACGAACAGGACGTGGCCTATGGAAGCTACACCGGATTTGTTAGTCACTATCATATAAGTAAAGCAAAAATAGATTGTGCTGGCTTAGACCTCAAGCTTCTCTTGGACGAGGTTAAGTATGATATTGACATACTGGATAAGATAAAGGGTTGACACCTTAACTCAACTAAGTTATAATACTTGAAACACAAACGCAGCACTGGTAGCAGGCTTTAGACGAAAAGAAGATTGATATTTCAATATGAAAATGTGGTGGTAGGCAGTTGTTTGAATGCTGTTCTTTTCGCATTCAGCAATTGCTACCCTATTTTTTTTACAAAAGCCAGGCGCCCTTTTAGGTTTGACTATCTCAAGCCGGGCCAAGACTTGGACTTTCTTAAAGTATTTTCCCGGCCACCAAAAAGTTTAACGACGTTTGGTGATCAAAAGATCATTGGAGAGCCAAAGGAAATTCTTTGGGAAAGACTGCTGTTTTTACTTTCACTTAGTGGCAATCTTCCGCTCTCCAGCTTGTGCCATCGCATGCGATATGATGGGAATACTGTGGTGTGTTCAAATGAATACTCTAAGGTTTTTGAATTTAAATTTGAAAGTTGCTTTTATTTTGGAGACGCCGGTGCCATTGGCTTTGCTAACCAAAAAGAACTTGACGAAGACATATATACATGTTATGATTATATAGCATTCAATAGTGGAGGCAAACATGAAATCGACTATGTTAACACAGACGATGATTTTGTGCGCGAGATATGGTTTTATAGTTCCGACCGTATTGATGGAAATACTCCTGTTAGAGATGCTTGTGCGGTATCAAAATTAACAGGTGAACAATTATTAAACTTTGACTACTCCGAAACAATGGCGAGATTTAAAGCCGTACATGATATGGAGCAACGAGGAATGAAAGGACAATTTGCAGGTGGATACACAACAGCGGGAAACCCAAAACATTACAAATTTAGAACAACTAGCATCCGACGCGAAACACGCAGCGACACAAGTAAACCCTCGGTACCGAGCGAGAATATTAAAATTGGGACGCCTGACGAACAGAGTTTGCTCAAAAATTTACAGTCAGCTAGCTTGGCCTACCATAGATTTTTAAAAAACCCATGAGTCGTATACACTTAGCCGGCATTATCCCGGTCGCTAATATAAAGTCAGACTTTAATTTAATGACCCCGGAAGTCTTACTTCCCATAAACGCAGGACTGACGGCGATTCAGAAATCAGTCTTTGAATGCGCCATGGCAGGTTGCAACACTATTTGGATTGTTGCTAACGATGATTTAGCGCCCATAATCCGCAAAATAGTAGGCGAATGGGTATATGATCCAGTTTATTATTCAAAAATGATTGGCTTTAGTTCGGAACAACGCAAAGAAGTACCTATTTATTATGTACCGGTCCACCCAAAAGACCGCGATCGCCGCGATTCCTATGGGTGGTCAGTATTATATGGAGCATATTCCGCGTGGAAAGTAGCATACAAAATATCACAATGGGTAACACCCGATAAATATTATGTATCCTTTCCTTTGGCAGTCTATGACATATATAGTATTCGTGATTATAGGAAACTAATCAATCACAAGGAAAACAACTTTCTTTTAAGCTATGACGGCGAAACTGTCAAAAACAACAAACCAATAGCATTCACATTCACAGGAGAAGATTTTAAGAAATGCCGACAACACATAAACAAAATAACCACAAGGGAATATTTACCCCCTTTACCAGACCAGCAATACCCCACCAAGAAACGACCTCTATCCGAGAGATGGAGCGCTCGTCAATTCGAATTCCAGCAGATATTCGCGAAAGTGAACGAGTCGACCGCACACATACATCCTCTTGAGTGGTATTACGATATCTCTACCTGGGAGGGGTATCGCAACTTTCATGCGTCAGATTTTTTTATAGAAACACCGCCAGAACACTTGACAAAGCCTCGCAAACACGTTAAAATACCATATGATTCGGAGGGATTATGAATCGTATAAATTCAAAAATTAAGTTCGTTGGGCTTCATGCACATTCTGTTGCAGGCTCTATCTTTGATGCCATCGGGTATCCGCAAGCACATATGGATTTTGCATATGACAACGGGTGCGAAGCACTGGCACTAACCGACCACGGGAACATGAATGGCTTAGCCTATCAGGTATTGCACGCGAAGAAGATGCAAGAAGCGGGTAAGGAATTCAAGCCAATCTTTGGCTGTGAAGCATATTTCACCCCTTCTATTGCCGAATGGCATGATGCTTATAATCAAGCGATGGAAGACAAAAAGAAAGCCCGCTCCATTAAGAAGGATGAGCAGTCAGGCGCAACCGTCGAAGACGAAGGCGATAGCAAGAAGATTCAAGGAATCCTCAAGCGGCGCCGCCACCTTGTCCTGTTGGCTCAAAACCAGACAGGACTAAACAATTTGTTCAAGCTTGTCTCGGAGTCCTACAAGGCGGAAAACTTCTATCGGTACCCGCGTATTGATTACGCGCTACTGAAGAAGTACAACGAAGGTATTATAGCGTCCTCAGCATGCCTAGGCGGCGTTTACGCTGGTAACTACTGGGAACACCGAGAGGAAGGCGCCGAAGCCGTCCTAGAAGCAATGAGAGAGTCTACGAGGCAAATGGTTGATATCTTCGGAGATCGCTGGTACGCCGAGATTCAATGGAACAACATTAAAGAGCAGCATGAACTAAACCAATACGTTATTCAGGTTGCCGAAGAGTTTGGCGTCGAACTGGTGACGACCGCCGATAGCCACTATCCCAACCCTGATGCCTGGAAGGACAGAGAGCTTTACAAGCGCCTTGGTTGGCTTGGTAAGGGCCGCCCATCCTGGGCAGAAGACGAGTCTCAACTACCTGAAGGCGTTGAAGAAATTGGATACGAGCTGTATCCGAAGAACGGCGATCAGATGTGGGAGAGCTATAAGCAATACTCCGATGAGCAGGGCTTTGAGTACGACGATGACTTGGTTATGCAGAGCATTGAAGAGTCACACCGGATTGCGTTCGATCGAATCGAGTCCTTTTTGCCAGACAACACAGTGCGCTTACCAGAGTTTGTGGTCCCCGCGGGCTTCACCGCAACGCAGGCACTTGTTAATTTTGCTTTGGAAGGGCTGAAGGGGCGCGGATTTCATACGAACAAGGAATACACAGACCGCCTGCGCCGAGAGTTGGGAGTGATTGATGAGCGAGGGTTCTCAAAGTATTTCCTGACGATGAAGTCGATTGTTGATGTGGCCACAGATATGATGTTAGCCGGCCCCGGTCGTGGTTCCGCCGCTGGTTCTCTAGTGGCATACGCCCTGGGGATCACACAAGTAGATCCGATCAAGCATAGGCTCCTGTTCTCTCGCTTCCTGCGCTCCGATGCCTCGGACTATCCTGATATTGATTACGACGTATCAGATAGTATGGCTTTGAAAGAGAAGCTGGTTGATATGTGGGGCGCCGACTGTGTTGCTCCAATCTCCAACTGGAATACACTGCAGCTGAAAAGCTTAATCAAGGACATCTCTAAGCTTTATAATATTCCCTTCACTGAAGTCAACACAGTTACTTCTATCATGATGAGAGAGGCACTGCCAGAAGCCAAGAGGAAGCACGGTATCAAGTCTGGTATCTACGCCCCCACCTGGGAAGAAGTCATGGAGTTCTCACCTTCGCTTCGTAAGTATCTGGCTATGCATCCAGCAGTTAAGACACACGTTGAGGGTTTAGTTGGACAAGTTCGCTCTTGTTCTCGACACGCCGGCGGCGTTGTTATCGCTGAGAATCTTGATCAGAATATGCCGCTGATCAATTCAGGTGGTGTGCGACAAGCCCCATGGGCTGAAGGACAGAACGTCCGACACCTTGAGCCGATGGGCTTTATTAAATTCGATTTACTTGGGCTCTCCACCCTCAAAATGATGGAGGGGTGCATCGAGCATATCCTGCGCCGCCATCATGGCGTCGAGAACCCAACGTTTGCAGAGGTGTTAAACTATTATAATGAGAAATTACACCCAGATGTGATTGATATGGACAATCAAGAGGTATATGAGAATATCTTCCACGCCGGCAAGTGGGCTGGGATTTTTCAGTTCACAGAGCAGGGCGCCCAAAAGTTCTGTGTTCGGGCAAAGCCGAGGAACATCATTGATGTGTCAGCTATCACCTCTATCTATCGACCGGGACCCTTGGCTGCGAACGTTCACGATGAATATGTGGAAGCCAAAGAGAGCCCCCACTATATCAAATATTTGAATGATGACGCACATGATATCACACAGGAAACATTCGGTTTCTTGATCTTTCAAGAGCAGATTGCACTACTGGCACACAAGCTCGGCGGTCTAACCCTGGATGAAGGCAACATGCTTCGCAAGGTGCTGACTAAGAAGGGGACAGGCAAGGGATCCGTGAAGGGTAAGTTGCACGATAAGTTTATCTCCGGCTGTCTTAAGAATAAGATTGCGAGAGACGAGGCGCAAGCCTTGTGGGACAAGTTTGAGTACTTCTCGGGATATGGATTCAATAAGTCTCACGCAGTATCGTACAGCATCATCTCATTCCAGTGCGCTTGGCTGTGGAACTACTACCCGGCTGAGTGGATGGCAGCATTCTTAGACAAGGAACCAGAGAGCAGGAAAGAGAAGGCAATTAATATCGCCAAGCAGTACGGCTTTGACATCGCACCGTTGGATGTAAACAAATCCGGAACCGTGTGGGAGATTAGCTCCGACGGGAAGACTCTTATCCAGCCGTTAACCTCTATTAAGGGTCTTGGCATGGCAGCAATCAATCAACTGCTGGATAATCGACCGTTCATGAACGCGGAAGACTTATTATTTCGAGAGGGGGTCTCCTACAGTAAGCTTAACAAGAAAGCACTGGACGCTCTATGCCGCGGCGGAGCCTTAGATAATATCGTTGATGATCGGTTCAGCGGACGCAAACACTTCTGGTCTGCTTGTGTCGTTGAGCGCCCAAAGAGCCTCAAGAAGTTTGCAGAAAATCTTGAACTCTACAGCCCAGAGGGAGACTTTACCGAGGAAGAGATCATTCAATTCAAGACAGAACTTACAGGAATATTCCCAATGAACTTAGTCATTACTCCGGAAACAATACAGAAACTTCAGGATAAGTTTGTCCCTCCCATCTCAGAATACGATTCTTCGCTGCAGCTGTGCTGGTTTATTCCTAGGAAGATCGTGCCCAAGAAGACAAAGAATGGGAAGGACTACTGGATCGTTGAAGTGATTGATTCCAACAACGAACTGACACGAATTCGATGTTGGGGTGTCAAGCCCTCGCGAGACCGAATACACCTTAACCGACCGTATATGGCAAACCTCAAGTACGATCCTAACTGGGGATTCAGCACCTATGCTATCGGTAAAACATTTCGGCAACTAGGATAAAACATGAACGTTATAAAATATTTTAGTCCTCTGATAAAAGAGGCAAAATTAATAGATGATCTACCAACCATCGTTAGGGTGACTAAATTTGATGAGACGTCGGCGAAAGCGTTTTCAACAGCGGTTATGAAGGCGCAGAATACGGGACAACCCGTCCTTCCCATTATTATCGATAGTTATGGCGGACAGGTATACAGCCTGATGTCTATGATATCAGATATCAAACACAGCCGCATTCCCATCGCAACAATTGTCCAAGGCAAGGCGATGTCCTGTGGTGCCATTCTTTTTAGCTTTGGAGCCGAGGGGATGAGATACATGGATCCTGACGCGACAGTTATGATTCATGACGTTAGCTCGATGGAACACGGGAAGGTGGAAGAATTAAAGGCGTCCGCGGATGAAAGTGAGCGCCTTAACCAAAAAATCTACTCTATGATGGCAGAGAATTGTGGCCACCACAGAGATTATTTTTTAGATATCGTGCACGAAAAGGGTCATGCCGACTGGTTTCTTGAGGGAGACGCCTGTAAAAAACACAACCTTGCTAACCACCTACGTATCCCAGAGTTAAAGATTAGAGCCACTATCGATTTTGAATTTAAGTAAGATTCCGAGCTACTTAGGGAGCGGGGTATGATACTGTGGCAACGTCTGATAAAATTAGATGGAAGAGAATGGTAAACGAAATCAGGTTTTTACACAATGAAAAGGACTTGATTCGACAAATCAATTCTGAATCTGCTGCAGGGTTTCAAGAGCACTACCTTAAAATAGCAGCAGAGAATGGGCTCGATATACAAGCTTTAAATAAAGAAAATGAAGAAAAGATTAAAGAGGCGTACGGATTAGGTGAGCCAAAAATTTCTTCTGAAAAGTTTCCAGATATAGAGGATCCTGCCCTCGGCGCTCTCATGGTGTGCCCGCAGCCACTAAAAGAAAAGAACGAACCCAGTGAGACTCAAGATGATATCGAAATTCACGATTCGTTTAATAAACTATTTCGGAGACTGGCAATGAAGCTTCACCCAGACAAGGTAGGGAATCAAGTGACGATAGAGCAGGGTATTGAAAATCTATCTCTTTTTAAAGATGCCAAGGACGCACTCGACGAGAGAAAATATTTTATTCTTTTAGATTTGGCTGAGCGCTTTGGCATAACCCAATCACGAAACTATAAACAACAAATAAGATGGATGAAGAAAGAGTCGGGTCACATTTCCGATGTCATCGCGCACGAGAAAGATACATATAATTATCTGTTTGCGGATTGTGAAACCGAAGAGCAGAAAGACACTATAGTAAAAAGATTTTTGTTCCAACTTTTTGGAATTCACCTATAATAAGTGCTTGACAAGCGAATGTCATAGTGCTATATTATTAGAGTAACAAAGGAGAGCCTAATGGCCAATACACACGATGAGAAGAAGCAATATGTCAAGGAGTATATCCGCTCACTGGCAGCAATTGAAGAATGCATAGAACCCTATCAGGAACAAAAGCGCGAACTGCGCACTGAGTTCCGAGAGAATGGATGGCTTGATACCGACGAGATCCGCTCAGCGGTAAAAGCGTATCGACTCTTCAAAGGTAAGTTTGATATTGATGAAGTTGTAGATAACTTTAATGCTATCTCAGGAGGCTCCTCAAATGAATAAGACTACTCAATTAACAATGTTCTCTTCCAAAACAGGAGAGTGGTCTACGCCTCAAGAATTCTTTAACAAGCTAGATTGGAGGTTTGGTCCGTTTGATCTGGATCCGTGCGCGGATCCGACCAACGCCAAGTGTGCAAACTTTTTTACAGAGCCGGAGGACGGTCTATCCAAAGATTGGGAGGGGTTCACGAGTTTTATTAATCCCCCCTATGGCCGCGGTATTGAAAGCTGGATTGAGAAGGCTTATAATGAATCTCGCAAGGAAGAAACCAAGGTAGTCATGCTTATCCCATCAAGGACGGATACAAAGTATTGGCACCAGTTTGTCATGAGAGCCGATGAGGTCTATTTCGTAAAGGGACGTCTTAAGTTTGGAGACTGCACTAACAGTGCACCATTTCCATCAGCTATCGTGGTATTTGACGGCACTAACAGGCAACAAATTTTTGGAACAATAAATCGATAAAAGGAGAATAATTTTATGTCTAAGCAAGATCTGGTGAGTGCAGCGATGTTGCAACTCCGCGCTAAAATACACGAGTCATACGCTATGTTGGAGGCGGCAGTAGATGCTGCCCCCACCGAATCGAGCGCCGAGACGATTGCAACAGCGGCTGTGCGCTTAAGTCAGTGGGAGCATGCAGCAGCATCGCTGCAGCGCCAAGTCGAAAATTTGGTAACCGTAGAGGAACCAACGACAGTAGAAGTAGAAGAGTTCGAAGATGAAGAATTGGCAGAGCCAATGGTGATAAATGAAGAAAACTCTCCTACGTTCAAGCGTTCTCAAAAATATCGCAACATTTCCACAAAAGAAAGCGATGAATCGTAAGCAGCGTCGTACACTAGAGAAGGAGACTTCTTCGGAAGCGTCAGACCGGGTTGCCGATAAAGTTGCCCAGTTTAATAAGATGCCGGCTCAGTGCAGCGCCTGCAACGAACCTTTCGATAAGAAAGATCGAGATATGGTTAGTGAATGGAGCGTTGTGGTTCGCCAAGAAGTAGTGCGCCTATTTTGTCCGACATGTATTAAGAAAACTCAGGAGGTATTAAATGAGAATAAATCGCTTATCGACGCATGCTCTTCAGAATCTGATTAATGGAAAAGTAAAAGAAAATCAAACTTGTGTGTTAAAGTTTTATTCTAATGGGTGTCACATGTGTCACGCTCTGAGCCCTTATTTTAAAGATATAGCTGAAAGCGAAGAGCACAATGATCTACACTTTTTTGCGTTTAATGTCGATGACTACCCAGAAATAGAAAAGATGCTCAAATTTAAGGGGGTACCAACTATATTTATAATTCATACGCACGTAGATAACAGGTTGCCCACCATGAGAATGATGCCAGATCCCAATGACCCTAGTGAGAAAACATGGTACAAGACCAGAGAGATTAGATCATTTATAAAGAAGGAGGCACTATGAGAACGACACTGTCCTATGATGATGTATTATTATGTCCTCAGTATTCTGATATCAAAACAAGAACAGAGATTGATATCTCCGTCGACTTAGAGCGAGGATTATCCTTAGAGGTACCGATCCTCGCCTCGCCCATGGACACCATCTCTGAATTTGAGATGGCAAGCTCCCTATCCACAGCCGGTGGCGCCGCAGTAATTCATCGATACAATACAATTGCAGATCAAGCCCGTATAGTAATGGCAGCAAAGGAACTACAGCCTCAAGGATTGACAGTGGGTGCTGCCGTTGGGGTCTCCGGAGACTATTTGAATAGGGCTGCTGTACTCAGTGCTCTCGACGTAGACTTTATTTGCGTTGACGTCGCCCATGGTCACCACATTTCAATGAAAGAGGCACTAGCAGCACTCAGGTCTTTGCTGGGGGATGAGGTACACTTGATGGCAGGTAATGTAGCTACGCTGGATGGTGTAAACGATTTGGCTGACTGGGGAGCAGACTCTGTTCGGTGTAACATTGGAGGTGGTTCAATCTGCTCAACCCGGATACAGACCGGTCACGGCATGCCTGGTTTGCAAACAATTATAGATTGCGCACAAACAGATCGCGATGTGAAGATCATCGCCGACGGCGGAATAAGAAACTCCGGAGACATGGTAAAAGCATTTGCTGCCGGCGCCGACGTGGTAATGTGCGGCTCTCTTTTTGCCGGTACCGCTGAAACTCCGGGCGAGATAATGGAAGATCAAGCCGGTCACCGGTGGAAGATATACAGAGGAATGGCTAGCAAGGAAGCTCAAATTGACTGGAGGGGCAAATACTCGTCATTTGAAGGAGTGTCGTCTAGGGTGCCATATCGAGGTAAGATTGTCGATATTGTAGAAGATTTATGCCGCGGCATCAAGTCAGGCTTTTCATACTCCGGCGCCCGCAACCTCGCGGAATTTCAAGCTAAGTCAAAATTCATAATGCAAACGGCCGCTGGGCAATCAGAAAGCTCAGCCCACATCCTGTCGAGAGAGTGGAAATGACCGGCTCATACGGGATAAACAGCAAAAAGATAGTTTTTACAGATACAGATCATAGACACGCCCAGTTTCTTATTCGCCTCAATCACGATGGACTTAAACAGTCTCAATTTTTCCGAGCGATAATAACGGGATATATAAACTCTGATCCCCGTGTTCAAGATTATGTTGACGAGGTGAGCACTCATTCGCAAAAGAAAAAACAGAAATCCAAAAAACTGCGAACTAAGGGTCGCACAAACTCTGAAGATCTTGGGTTGCAAGATTCCGAGATAGATAATATTTTTGACTTAATTGAAGAGGAGCACCCCGAATTATGAGAAGTTTCGACGGCTTGAAACCATGCAGCAGAGAGTGCATGTCAAAAAAAAAGAACTGTGATCAAAAAGAATGTCGAATGTTTATTGACTTCGAAGAAGAATATAACTGTACTCTCATTGCTATCTATGAAAACGGACCGATGACGTTGCGCCAGATCGGAGACAGATTGGGGATATCTTTTGCGAGAGTAAAGCAGATTGAGACGATAGCACTCGGCAAAATGAAAGGCAACTCTTTAATTTCTTAATGAATTTCAGACTATTGTAAATTTAACTACTATTTATTGTTAAGATTCACATTTTTTCAAGGAGAGAAAACCCATGTCCCGCAAAACACTTTTAACTGAAACCCAGGTTCGCCAATTTATGAAGTTGGCAAATTTATCACACGTAAGCGATAACCGCCTATCGGAGATGGGGTACGGAGCGCTTCCTGGTGCTCGCGATGAAGACGAAGAGCTTGAAGCTGAACTTGGCAGTACCGAGGACGAGTTGGGCGCCGAAGATGCGCTAGCTGATGAAGAGGGCGGAGAGCTTGATGATCTTGAAGGTGACATGGGAGCCGAAGCCGGCGCCGGAGAAATGGTGTCGGTAGATGATTTTATGAGCGCTCTTGAGAATGCGCTTGAAGATGTGATGGGTGAGCCGACCAGCGTGGATATGGACACCGGTGAGGACGAGATCGAGGTAGACGCGGAACTTCCCGGCGGACCCGAGCTTGAACTTGATGCGGAAGAGGAAATGGAAGAGCCCATGATGGAAGATGGCAAAAAGGCTTATAAAAACGAAGACGAGGTTGTCGCTGAGGTTTCCCGCAGGGTTGCCGCTCGCCTCTCCAAGAAGTCAACCAGAGGCACTATTACCGACCAGTTAGCCGAGCGAATTTTTAATCGCATTACGGCAAAATAGCTTGACATTAAATAGTTAACATATTATAGTAGCCACTGGGATATAAAAATCTCATGTGGCTATTTATTTAGAGAGGTGTATCCTGCAAGCGCTACTATATTTTTTGATATTCATATTTGGATATATAACGTGTAAGACGTTTTATTTTATGAGAAGCACGAACCTCAGCCTCCGCACTATTAGAATTTCTCATTTAATATATCTATCGGCAATGATCAAGTCCATAGAAAACTTAGCAACCTCACGCGAATTGATGTTGGAGTACTTGTTAAAGACTGAAAAGTCTTCTAATACTATCACATCATTTACTATGGCATTCGATAAAAATGTCGAACACATAAAGGAAAATTCCATAAAAGTACTCGTTGGGACCCACCCAAGATTCTTTAAGGGATATGTAGATTTTAACGACTGGGAGTCATCAATGGTATACCTAACTAAGCATCAGAAAACAGCACTTGAGTTTTGGAGAACACAATGATAAAAAAGATAAAAGATATAATTGAGTCAGCAATAAAAGAAGAGGGACCTCCACCATCTAAAAAGATGGTGGTGCTGGATCCCGCAGAGGCGGCAGAGCTGCTAGCCGCCATTCCGCCTGAGCCGGATATGAGAATAATAGGACTTTTCACGGAAGTCTCTGAAGAAAAGAATGCGGAATTAATTCACGCCCTACTGTATCTTAACGAGCTTAATAAGCTAGCGCCGGAAGAATCAAAAAAACGCCCCATTGATTTTTATATTTCTACATATGGCGGTTCTGCAGACGACATGTTCGGAATGTATGATATGATGCGACAGATCAGAGAAGAGACCGAGATTCATACTATTGGTCTAGGCAAGGTGATGTCTGCCGGCGTGCTCATTTTAGCTTCCGGTACGAAGGGCAAGCGCAAGATTGGAAAGTATTGCCGAGTCATGATTCACTCAGTCATCGCAGGCAACCACGGAAGCTTATCTAACCTCGTAAATGAGATGGAAGCTATTCAGAGAATACAAGAAGATTATATTGAAGCCTTGGTGGCCGAGACCAACATGACGAAAAAGGATATTAAAAATATGTTAGAACGAAAAGTTAATGTCTATTTATCTGCAGAAGAAGCTGTAGAATTAGGTATAGCTGACATAATTATTTGAGGTTTTCGAGTGTCTGAACTAAAAAACATATTAAGAGAAGAATATACGAAGATGGCGAACACCATCACGCCGGATAGCTTGATGAGCATGGTTGAAGAGATCATGAGTATCTCACTTAACCCTCTCACAGAAGAGAAGGGGTATGAAAGCTTCAGCGTCCATCTCTCGCTCCCCAGACTAACACCAAACGAATCGTGGGGCAAGCCAGGTAGCCAATCAAGGGAAGACATAGATAGAATTTTTGCCTCCATCACGAGAAAACCTAGCATCCAGGCTCGAATCGATCATGTCAACAGCTTTGCTGACCCTGCCCGGGCAAAAAGAAAGGGAACCGGAGATAGATTCAACACAATATTGAACATGATGATGATCTTGGAGGCACTGCAAGCCTGTCTCAACGATTATAGTGAATCATCTTCGGGGTTTGTATTTGAGGGATTCATGGCGGCGATTACTGGCGGCAAGCAGATCTCTGGTCGCGTCGGAGGCACCTTACCAATTGAAGATTTTGTTAGCGGAGATGATGAGGCTGTCAGTCTCAAATTATTAAGTCCCAAAACACCCATTCACGGAAGCTTTACTAACCTTATTGATTACTTGTTTATCCGCGGCGGATCTGGAGTAGATAAGATCAAATATT